TATGATCAGCATGTGCAACATAAGGTGAAGATCCATGACTTACAGAATCTCCAAATTTTATTCTAGTTGTATAATTACTATCTCCAAAATCACCAGAGGCTGTTAGCCATTCTGTTCCATTCCAAAAATATAAAAGATTATCGTTTGAGTTATAATAAATTTGACCAGTAACTGGATTGCTTGGTGCAGTTCCTAAGTTCTGGATTCTGGCATTGAGTAGTTCATTCTTATTTAGGTCAATGCTAACCAAAAATTTTCTTGCCATTTTTCACTCCCTTTAAGACAGATGTGCTGTCCCTGAAAACGGCTGTGCCATTATCAGTGTAATTGTATTAAGACTATTATAGTCTATTCCCGTTTCTAATATGTCGCCAGAGCTAGACTTAACTGTTACATTTGGGTGGAACCCTAAATTATGGGATATAGCTATTTTATAAACATCCCCATCTAACACCAATTGAGCCATTTCCCATGAGGCTGTCAAGGATATCTGCTTATCTAAAATAAAGCTATTAGATATATTCCAAGTATTTGTAGAAGAATCTTTAGGACCCCAGAATCTAGTAGTGGTTTTATCAAAATAGAAGTCTCCAGGAACCCCAAGAGAATTAGATGGGTTTCCCTCTCCGCTAATAATTGTTCGTCCTGGTGCACCAGAAGCCCTGACAACTACTAAGGGGTTATCTTCGTTTACTATTAACCGTGTTCCCATTAAATTGTCACCGCTCTATTTAAAGTCATATATCCTTCTAAAAGTCTTGTCTTATTTACACTTGGGTCAATTAAAATTAAATCATATGCTGATTTTGGATAAAACATTTTATTAGTTCTGTCTGCTGATATAGAAATTGAAAGTTTTCCTTCTGTAGGGCTTATTGTTATTCCGTCGGATTCTGTTAATGTAAAAGCTATTTTTTTCCCACCCTGAGTATCTCTTACCTGCATTTTTGCTGTATGAAAATTAAGCTGTATCGGGTTCTCATCTTCATCAAGATATTGAACCTCAAAATTAAAAGTTGCATTTTGATCAACTTGAAAATTTTTCTGTGCAGCCATTTAGTACCCCTAAAATAGGAAAACTCCCATGCTCAATTTTAGCATAGGAGTAATCCTAATCAACTACTTAATTATGCCTTCTTTGTAAATCCAAAGCTTGGTTCGTTTGGATTTAATGCCTTTAAAATAACTGGCAAGCAGGCTGCTATACCACCCTTAATTAAATCTCCTGGGTCTGTGTTACCAGTCATGTATAGAGCAATAGCGGCACCTAAAAAGTGACGACCATAGCTTGCTAACGCTGCTAGAATTTTTTCTTGCATTGTTACCTTTCCATCATTATTAAGATCTTCTTTCATTAAAGACCTCCTTATTTCTGGGTCTTGTACCCAGGAATTTTGGGTGTTAACCCAATATTAATTGTACCACTAAGCCGAAATATCTACAATTTCACAATTACCGTCAGAAGTGCAGGCAAGGGTCTGAGTTCCGCTAGTTCCATCTTCTGTTTCATAAAATGATAAATCTTCCCATCTAATAGACTTTGGCATTTTTGCAAGAAGCTCTTCATATTCTTCTTTTGTTACTTCTTGATATGGAGCTTGTTTATATGAATGATCTGAGTGCGGTAGGAATGAGATTCCAGACACTTCATCAAAATGCTTATACACCCAAGCACCTACTTCCATCCACTCTTCTTCTTTAACAGATACAGTAATTGATGGTTTATGTTCACACCAGGAACGTTGATAAACAAGCCAAGTATTTAAATGATCAATTGCAGTTAAATCGTCTCGAACAATAGCGCCTTCTGGTGCTTTTACTGGAAACGAGAAAACGTATGTATCGTTTGGCTTCATGAAATCGTCTTCTACTGGAATTCCAACTTCTTTTAGAAATGTTGATAATGGATCTTTTTTATCACCACGAACTGTACGAATATAGTATTCAGAATGCCATGCATGCATTCCAGAAGATACTCCCACAAGTTGGGATACCGTTCCAGATGGCTTAACACAAGTAATTGCGGCAGACTCGTTAATTCCAATTCTATCTGCTTCTACTTTATTAATAAATCTTGCAACATCCCTAATGTCTTCTAAAAACTTTCCAAGCTTTGTCAAATCTTCTTTTCCAGACATAAACTTATGTCCAAACTGACCTGTTAGAGAAACTCCTAATAGTCTTTCTTCTTCAGTATTGTCTTTCCAAATTTTACGAAGATATTTGAAATCTGTGAGGGTTGACTGCCACGTTCCAAGAACTGTTGCCAACTTTACTTTATTCTCAATATCCTTTAATGAATCATTTTCACGAATTACAACTTCGGATAAATTACAGAACTGATAAGGTCGAAGGATAATTTCTGAGCATGGGTTAGTTCCATAGTGGATTTCTGGATCTCTGCGTCCCCATCTTGCTGCTTGCTTTTGAGCAGCGGCAACATTGTATATGCCACGCTCACCTGATTTTGAGTCATATAAATTTTTCCATTCCGCAATAAACTGCTCCATTTCTGGTTTGCGAGAATATGCTACTGAATTATTTGATAGTGCTCGTTGTGTGTTATTTTCCCACCAGTTACCAGATTTTGCTGCAGCCATTTCAATGTCATTAATATTGGACAAAGAAATCATTGCAGACCTTCGGACTCCGCCAACAACTACAACTTCGCCTATCTTACACATTATATCGTGTGCCTCAATAGGCTTCAACTGGCGACCTGCTGCTGACTTAAACTTTGCAATAGTAAAATCAAAAAGATTAATCAATGGCTGAGGTCCAGAAGATCTTCCACCCATTGTCTTAAGACGTGCACCTGCTGGACGAAGCTTAGATACATCTACAGATGGAATCTGTCCTGCCCATAGCATTGCAAGAAGTTCACGATATGCTTTTGCCCAACCAGTTTTAGAGTCTTCTACTACAATTGTCGTAGTAGATTTCTCAAATGATTCTGGAACGGCAGGTAGTTTATTAACATACTTGTATTCTACTGAGAATCCAACACCAGTTCCACACATTAAGATATACATAGTTTCATCAAACGATCTTGGCGAATCAACTGGAACAAATGAGCAGTTGTATCCTGCTACATGATCTCTGTCGAGGGCAGCACCAGCAGTCATTACTGCTCTCATTGATGGCATAACATTTCTGTCGTATATTGCTTCTTTTAATTCGTCTACAAGTTTTTTATCTGGTGAATAGTTAAAGTTTTTCTGTAGGTGGCTTAACATAAAATCAAAATATCGGTCTACAGTTTCTCCCCATTTTTCACGACGGTTCTCATCTGGTATCCATCTTGCATATCTAGATAATGCAATAAAATTTTCATAGGGGTTTTCAATAACTTTCGACATATAGCACCTTTTCTCCGCCTTGCGGTTTATTTTAAAATTAGTAAGAAGATAATTCTACCAAAGAAAAATCTAGAAGGGAAGTAGTTTGATTGTTTTTATAGTAAATAAACTATAACATTATTAGTTAACTATAAATATTTTTTTAGTCAACTAACTTGACATATATTATAAAACAATGTTATTATTATAGTCCGTTATCTCTAATGGAGGAAATGCCAATGGAGAATATAAAAGAAAAACTTAGTGATGTAATACATCATTATGTTGCAATAGCGGTTGGTTTAATGTTTTTATTTTCTGGTACGCCAGTTATTAACATTCCGCCCGCCGAAGCTCTGCCCGCAAAGGTGGAGTCTAAGACAGAAGCACAACTGAAAAGAGAAACGCTGGAAAAATTCAGCAATACTGTATACAAACCTTCGGAAATGTTAACAGATAAAGAGCTAATAAAACTTTTACAATCTGTTGGTTTTGAAGGAAGCGCCCTTAAAATGGCGTGGGCCATTGCCAAAGCGGAGTCCAATGGACGCCCTATGGCATACAATGGCAACAGGAATACTGGAGACAGTTCCTACGGAATTTTTCAGATCAATATGCTGGGAACTCTTGGCACAGATCGTAAAGAGAAATTCGAATTGAGATCAAATGTACTATTATTTGATCCAGTCATAAACGCAGAGATAACGTATTATATGACTCAAGGCGGAAAGAATTGGTCATCATGGCCAAATTCTATACCAAAAGCAAAGAAATTGATTACTCAATTTCCAAAGTAGTTAGGAGATAAATATTAAGATACAGATAGTGTCTAAATATTTAACTCTCGCAAGAGAGGGTCTTGTTCCACAGATGGATTGCCCACTGGACCAAGGCCTTCTTTTTGCAAATGAGGACGGGGAAGAACAAATATTTGTATACTGCCTTTCCTGTGACTATAAAAAATATATTGGAATTCACCTTTATAAAAATATGGAAGGTTTAATAAATGGAAAGTAAGTTTAATAAAGATTTAGTTCTAAATTTGTCTATGGTAATTCCATGTGTTCATATACCTAGAAGCTTTATTGCTGAAAAAGCAATTAATTATTTTGTTACATATTTAGAAAAGGCGAAATCTGAAGGCAAAACCATAGAAGAAATTTTGACTGACATAAATTCAGTAGAACAAAACAATGGATGAGCCACAAAATTTAGAAGATAACCTGCCTATGGTTAACTATATTATGCTTCATAGAATATACGATGTTTTAATGCTAGTAGCTAATTCTTTAGCAAAAGATGAAGACTCTAGACTTCAAATATCCAAAATGGTAGAATATCACAAAGAAGGATTTTTGCTGGGACCCTCCCCAGCATTTAGAGCGGAAGAGGATAAGAATGACTAGAGACGAAGTTGTAGCAATTATGACTGAAACCTTTAATGAAAGTAATAAGGGTATGGCGTTACAAGCTGGCATGTCTGAAGAAGAAGTTGCTAAGCTTATTGACCAAAGTACTCCTTCAATTAATTTTTCTTTAGGTTTAGTTTATGATGCTTTAGTTCAAAAAGATATTATAAAACAATAAAAAGTGGTATAATTCTTATATGCCAAGAAACTTTGCCAAAAGAATTTATGGGCCATACTTTCCATATAATCATGGCTCAAAGCACCAGCCTGGTGAAAATGGCAAACAGGACCTAGAGTCTAAAATAGAGCTAGCCTGGTTTAAATTAATATCTGTATTTAAAAAGAAGTAGCACGGGTCGAGCAAGTCTCCCCTTGTTATAGAATATCCCAATCGGATCCGCCTCTGATTGGGATATTTGCTATAATAGTCAATATCACTTAAGGAGGATATGCATATGTCAGAAAATTATTTTCAAGATACAGACAATAAGGAATTACAGTCTAAGTATATGATAAGTCTTGTAGAAGGCCTTGTTGAAGAAAAAGGACTTGTCGTAAGCCCTGAAGAAAAAAATGAAGTTGGTATTAAGCTTAGCATGGAGTGGGAAGAAGGAAAGACTGACTTAGATAAGTCTGATATTCTTTTTGAAAAATTTGGAACAGAAGAGGAAAAAGCAGCTTACGCAGCTTGGAAGACAGAAAAAGCCAACAAGGGATAATAAATGACATTCTTGAAAAAAGAATTAGTCGAAGCTGGATTTAATCCATCCGAGCCAGTTGAAGGCATACTGGTAGTAGAAAATTTTATATCCGAACAAGAACTCGAACAGTTTTGGGATATCATAAATACAACACCAGAAGATGATTGGTATATACATTACAGAAACCAGCTTAAAACTTTTTGCATGGAAAAGTTTGGTAGAGACGATGTAGAAAATCTTGTAAAAGAAGGAAAATATGAAATCACACAAGGGTGGGATGACAAAAATCTTCATATAAGCAAGTACAAGATATCTATGGTTGTTACAGAAAGATTATTAAACTTAGTTAAAAAAGTAAATCCAGAACTACATCTGTCATTTGGAATATTTCAAAGAATGCAAGAAGGAGTGGAGTTAAAAGCTCACACAGATCAACATACTGACCCAAGCATATTTTTTGCAGCCGTTTTATACTTAAATGACGATTATGTTGACGGAGAAGTTTTTTTGCCAAATAAGAACTTATCGTTAAGGCCTAAGCCTGGAACCTTAATAATGTTCCCTGGAACAGATGAATACAATCATGGAGTTAAGCATGTAGGTAAAGGCCCAATTAGATATGTTATGCCAGCATTTATAAAAGAAGTTGGCTTTTACGAAAGAAATAAATACTAAGGATTTTCTTTCATGTATCTAGCAGTAAAATAAATAAGATTTTCTCTTTCCTTTTCAGAATAAGAGTTAAACAAAACTTCTTTAATTCCATCAGATTCTAGTTTTTTTATGAAAACACCAAAGTCTTCGTAAGTAAAATATTCTGTGTCTGCGGTAAATCTTTCTCTATCTAAATATTCAGTTCCGTAATAACTTCTTCGTGAAATATTTTGCGGAAATTCAGAGTCTATTTCATCTTGTGTATTTCTAATTATTGGAGATACGGCTAGCATAATCTTTTTACCCCGAATATCTAACTTTTGCCCTGGGACAACTTGCCCATCATCTTTTCTAAAATCAAAGTAACCTTTTTTATAGTCACGATATGGAAGTATTATTTTATTATTGTGAGATGCAGCTGCATTAAACGCATACGGGTTGGTACAAGAGACATAAAAATCTAATTTTGTATCCATCAGGTTAAGGACATCTAAATACTCTATCATATAATTGACTCTGTCCTTCACAGAGGACCGATCATTGACTTCCCCTAGTATTCCCCCGAAATCTACCTCATCGGGCTTTATATGGCCAGCTATGAGGTTTATCTGTAATCTTTCAGGAGCTATCTTATCCATACTATGGGCTATCATAGATAAATATTGAGGTGAGATTGTATGTGGACGAATAGCGATCAAGTACTTTATCTTTTTTGACTTATCCATGTTGTCGACCATCCAAGTAAACACGTCGCCCTGGTGTGGAACATAAGTAAATAGAACACCTTTAAATCCTAAATCATCTAAATTAGTCATTTGATTTTTATCATGTAAGCTACCACCGAAATAATAAAATATCATATATAGATCCTAATAAGTGAAAAAAGTGCGGCGGCGGAAGTGAGCCGAAAATTAGAAGAACTCATCATTCCATTTAATCTCTGGGCCAAATATATATTCTTGAGGAGTCCATGATCCCATATCAATCTTGGCCACATATATCATCAATGTTGTTGTATTTACGTAATACACTAATATCACCATTTCCCCAAGGGACATGTGGCATCTTTTAATTTAGCCTTCAAAGGCATAATACAGCCACATTCCTTGCATTGTTGTGTTAATTGTATCAAACTAGGACATGTATCGCAAATGTCGAGTCTATATGTATATAGTTCTTCTTCTGATCTTTTTTTATTTGGATTGAATAGGTCCCAAGGTTTTACCATTATTCCCGCCTTTTTCTTTACTATATATAGTATATATTATATAGTGATATCTGGGGATATTAGATTTTAGGAAAGCCCCCCTTTCCCCCCAATTGTAAAAATTACAAAAGAGAGATAAGGAGGTTTATTTGTAGCTACATCTGGTACATATTGAGTCTCAGTGTAAGCCCCCCACAAACCGATCTAAAGTATAGCATTGTAAAAATACTGATGTCAATAGTTATTTTAGTCGACTATATTTTAGTGTACTGCATATTTAAATATAATTCATAACAATCTTTTAAAGTTTTATCGTCGAAATTTTTTATGTATTCTTCTATTGCCAATCTTGCTTCTGTTTTTTCTCTTGGCATATGTCCATCATGAGAACTCATTAAATTTTCTGCTCTTACAGGACCAGGTTGATTAAACATTTCTTTTTCTATCTGATCATAGATATCTTCAAAGGAATTATTTATTGGTAATAGCTCTAAATCAAAAAATTTTGCTATCTTTTTTAATTCAGCTATAGGATCTTGTATATAGGTTTCAAAGTGACCTACATAGATGTTGTCAAAATTTTCTTTTGCTTTTTCAATGTAGTGTATGTATTCTTTTGCTGCAGATATTATATCGTTATTTATTCCCGCCGAATTCGAGTATGTTGGTAGCTCTACATTAGAATCAACTCTTCTTTTCACAACCAGAGAAGGGATGCAGTCATATGGATTTCTAAAAAATACAACTTGTTTCTTTGTTTTATCTGAATATAGCTCAGGGTTATGATTTGTTGTAGTAGGGAAATTTATCATTTTACCAGCCAAAAAGGATGAGAACACATTAGCTGATCTATAGTATGAATTAAATATTAATGGATCTGTCATGTATTTATTATACCACCGCCATATATTCTAGTCGACTACAATTTAGATTTCTAAAAATGTTAATATAGATTTTTTATGTATGATGCACTACTTAGCGAAATCGGACATTTTGGATAGTGCGCCCATTATTGTGATGTATCTCACTAATGTTTCATGTGAAACATATCACAATGTCCGAATTGTTCGCATTTTAGAGTTGCTATTTGTCAGTGCCCTGTGTTAGTATTTTATTATTAGATAAATGAAAGGACAATACATGTCACTAGAAATGTTTCGCATGAATAACGAGGGTGCTGGCTGGGTATCCATAGACGAGGCGACTACCTCAGAACTACTAGACCTAGAACTAGCGATAGTCACTAACGCACCTGTTCAGATGTTGTGTTTCAAGTGTCACACACCTATCCCTAGAGGTAATGTATGCGCTACCCATAAGGGTGTTAGGGGTGCTGTCTACTTCGACTAATGTGAGGCAACTCACACGCAACACACGGCGTGTCGTCTTGATAATGTCAGTCACCCATGATAGTATTCCATTATTAGAAACTAAAGAAAGGACATAAAATATGTCAAACTTATACTCAGTAGAATCTCTCCTAATCGGTAAGGCTTATCGTAGCCAATCTCTAGAAGGTATCATTCAAGATGCCGAGCCTTATGACAAGGCTTACTATGCTAACGCTGATGCGTATCGTGTGCGTGTTCGCCCTACTAACAGGCTAACAGATACCTATCGTATCGTAGCCGTAGCGCATGTGAGTTAAATCACATACGCCTAACGGCGTGTCGCCTTGATAATGTCGGTCATAGGTGATAGTCTTACAGACATAACAATTAAATAAGGGTATGAGCCTAGCAAATAAACCGCCTAGCGGGTGAGCCTAGCAAATAAGACCCACTAACTAACTAAACGAATAGGAAATAAAGAAAATGGATAGATACTTACTAATAGAACTAGGCTCTGACGGAATAGCCTTTGAAACCGCTCAATTTGATTTCTACGCATCATGGCTAGGAATTGGAATTGCTATCGTGTCAGTGGTAGCGTATAAGGTATGGAAGAACAGAAAGTAAAGGAAATAAAAATGTATTCATTCGATAACACAGATAACTCATACAAGTATGAAAGTATTCAACACGGATATGAAATTGAATACTATGATGAAGTAGAGGCAGACCCTATTGAAGTATCACTAGAGGAAATGCTAGAATTAGAAGATGAAATTGAATTGGAAGAATTGGCAGAGGCGATATAAAATGAAATGCTCTTTATGCTATGGTAGAAAGGTCATCTATGTAGGTGATCGTCATGAATATACAATAGAACCATGTGAGAGGTGTGCTAAGTGATACACCTTATCCATGCCGCCGCCCTGCTAGCCCTATGCGTAGGCTTAGGCTTCTGTGTGGCATATATCACACTAACCTAACGGCGTGTCGGCTTGACAAAAGCTGCGCCCGCCCGTAACGAGTGTGCGGGCGATTTGTCTTTTATGTCCGATTTTAAAAAACCCTGGAAATTTGCGACACGCCCGAGATTTTGTGATATTTCCCACACCGCTGAGCGTCTCAAAATATGGAATTACTCGCTAGTAAGTAGAAAAATGTCAGTGGGTTTTGGTAAAATTACGGAGTAACAAAATGAAAGGAAAACTAAATGATAAAAAAATACTCTACTGAAAACATTCTCGAGGGAACTTATTATCGTTCCACTAATCGCTATCCGCAAGACGGACTAATTACTTACGCAACAAAACGCCCAGAAATTTGGGTTGGCGAAAACGCCGAAGCGTATGCCGTAAAGGTTCGCCCTATCTATAATCCTTCTGACCCTAAAACATGGGGTAAAGATTTTTGGGCTACTATTGCGGTCAGCCATTCCGACTAAATGTCGGTGGCTTCCGCTATAATCTAACTAAATAAAATACGAAAGGAAAACTAAATGAAAACTTCAATGTCGCTTAGAGAAATCGAGGAATTAGGTTTCTCACTTCAAGAAAATATCTGCGTATTCTGCTCAGAAACTATGAGTAAAGAAACCCGAATTTGTTTCGGTTGCGGAGAATATAAAGGTGTCGTAAATATTGTTGAAGCCGTTGGCTACTATGGAAAGGAAATTCTACCTCTATGAAACTAGATGAATTCAAGGCGTATGTGATCGCCCAGCGTTTGGCAGAAACTAAAGAAAAACGCTCTAATAACCTAGCCGCTATTTTGTCGGTGGCTAATGCTACAATTACCGAAACACAACGAAAGGAAAACTAAAATGAAAGTAATAAAAACTCTATCTTTTGACTGCGACACTTGCTACGGCAAGGGTTGGCTATTCTATGGCGGAAACGAGGATTATAATATTGAACCTTGCGACTGTAATCCTACTTCTGATTTTGACGGCTCTCTATTTGTAAAGGAAAATGACTAATGAAAAAAAATGTTCTAATCTCGTTTATTACTGAGGCGGAAACCGATTTAGAAGCGGTTTTTGCTCTCAATAAAATTCTCTACCAATTGCCTGATAGCGATTTGGTCAAGTTTGATGTTTTTGATGTTGTGATTTAGTAAAATGATGACTCGCAAAGATTATATCGCTACCGCAGAAATTCTGCGGTATGTTTCAGATAAAACTCACCCTGCTGTATTTTCTAAAATGGTAAATGATTTCGCAGAAATGTTTGCGAAAGATAATGACAGATTTGATGTTGTGAAATTTCACAAAGCCAGCAATTACAAAATTCCAAATTTCAGTAGTTAGGAAATAAAAATGAAATTACAAAATAAAGAAAGAATAAAAAAAGTTTTGGAAATTCGCCGCAGTAATGCGGCGACTCCAATTCCTAGTAAAAAAACTTATTCACGAAAACGAAAACATAAAAAAACCGCAGTCGGTAAAATTATGAATTGGGACTGAGCGCCCGCCCGCAAGAGCTGTGGGGGCGCAGATCGCTTTACGTCAAGTTCAAAACACCCTTGAAATTTGTGAGATTCATCACAAAAATAATTTGCGACACGCCGATACTCAAATAGAAATTGTCAGTAGTTTAGTTTATAATAGCGACATAACCAAACGAAAGGAAAATAATGCTAAATACAGATAACTGGGCTTCATTCCCATTCTCCGTAAATGGAGTCAATTTTGTATCTAAGATAGATACTACTGGCTCATTCTATCCTGCTTTATCAAAAATGCCAACAGCAATGGTGGACATGATAAATACTCAGGCTATTACCGAATTAGTAGGGGACCCTACTCTTATGACCACCGCCGAATTGCAAGCGGAATTGGATACTATCAACGCAGGCGCTTCGCAGGCGCTTCTCTGCCTAGCCTAAAAATGTCGGTGGGCTAGGCTATAATCTAGCCCACTAACAACAACGAAAGGAAACAAATGTTATCAACCGCAACCGCTCTAATTCAGGCAACTGAGGAAAGTATTTTTGATGATACTGCTATGGATTTTGCTCGCATGCTAACTCATAATCATAGCGAAATGTCGTCAGATGATTTTGCTAAGGCTATTTATCTTTATTCAGGAATAATTGCTTCTAATGCCGTAGATAAGGCTACTAAAGTATTATTAGATAATTCAGAATTACAAGAACTAATGTCAGTTATTGACGAAATGGAAACTCTACGAAATGAGGTATTAGATAATGGGCAGTAATTTTGCTACCGAATTAGCGGACTATGATTTAGGATTAGATTTATCTACTGCTATCTCAATTCACCTATCTTCTAATCACTACCCGCCCGTTCCTCAAAGTATGGTAATGCCATGTATTGAGGCACTAGAGGCTTATTGGGAAGATGAAACAGATCGAGAGATAAAGATGCCCGAAGGCGTATCATACAAAGGATTAGATACAGCACCCGCTTGGGCTATCGTAGAACAACACCACCTAGAGGCGTGGCTATAAATGTCGGTGGGCTATGGTAAGATAGCCCTCCAAACTAACGAAAGGAAATAAACCAATGGCAACACTAACTATCGGTCAGACCTTCACAACCACTAATAGTGGCGTGACAGGAGTAATCAAGGCAGTAGATAACCACCCTTCAGGCGTGGCTCGTATTCTGCTAGATGTAAATGGCACAGAACGCTGGACTAGCGTATCTGCTAAGTAAATAATCGGCAGGGGCGAAATGTCAGTAGCCCCTGCTACAATGCTCTCTCAACAACTAACGAAAGGAAATAAACAAATGGCTAGAGGAAAAGCAATTCAAGTCAAGATTGCCACAACTAAGGTAATCAAGGCTCTTGAAACAAAGTTAGCACAAATCCAAAAGGATAAGGCTAATCAGAAATCAAACGAGGAAAAGTTTGCGAAGGCTACTGAAAAGTGGTCTAAGGAAATCGCTAAACTTGCTCTCGCTCAAATCTCAAAGGCAGAAAACCTACGAGCAAATGTCAGATACAATGGCATGGTAAATGTAGATTTTGATTTGCCTAAGGGTGCTATTGACCTACCAAAAGAACCTGAAAAGGATTTTGACACTTACCATGAGTGGCAATACAAGGAAATGGTAGAGGAAATTGAGAACGCTATCCGTATTCTCAAGATGACAGATGAGGAAACTGTAAATACCTCAACCTATAACGCTATTGCTCGTTATCTCTAATAAATTAGGGGGCTAGACAAAATCTAGCCCCTTATGTTAGAATACAGCACAGGAAAAAATCCCTGACCTGAGCAAGTCAAGCGATAAACTGCTCAACTAAAATCCCTACTAACAGAAAGTAAATAAATGAAAAATCGTTTTCGTGTTGAAATCTATGATGCGAATAAACTAAATGACCTAACTATTTATTCCGAACAAGGAATAGATAAAGAATACTTG